TGGTAAGGCTTCAGGGGCTACGATGTCTTTCTCTGAATGGTATGGTGCATCGGGAAGAAACACAGTTAACTTAATAATCTCTGCCAATACAAATAACTACAACATTAAATCTGCTGCTGTTGCTAGCGGTAATTATGTCTTTAATGCAACAGATGTAATTTTAACAATTAACTCTGGTGTTACAGTTGGCTCTACAAGCACAGGAACTTATGCGTTAGATACCGGCTCAGCCTGGGGCAGTTCTGACACAATTACCATTGTAAACAATGGTACTGTTAAGGGGCGTGGTGGTAATGGCGGTGCAGGCGGTAGTTCTGTTTATAATACTTCTAACGTAAACTTAAACACCTCTGACCCTGGCGCGGCTGGTAGTGTTGGTGGCCCTGCGTTTTTAGCGCAGACGACTTGCACATTCACCAACAACGGTTCTGTTTATGGCGGTGGCGGAGGCGGCGGCGGTGCTGGTGGCTGGACGGGTGTTGAAGGCAAAACAGCAACACCAACCTGCTCTGGCGGTGGCGGCGGTGGCGGTGGTGCTGGTGTCAATGCGGGGTCTGGTGCGGCAGGAGGCACAGCAACTGGAGCTACAAGTAACAATCCAGGTGCAGCTGGTAGTGCTGGGACAGCTACGGCTGGTGGCGGTGGTGGCGTTTCTGGCTTCACTGGGACTGGTCTTAATTATGGTGGCACTGGTGGCGGTCTTGGCTCAAACGGTGGTGTTGGCGCGACGCCATCTCTCGGTGGCACTGGCTTTACAAATGGAGCAGGGGGCGCAGGAGGTCTTGCAGGATATTATGTATTTGGTACGCTCGGTGTGCCTGGTAATTCTCGAATTAACGGTGGTTCTGGTATTGGCGGAACGGTTGGCGGTAGAAGTGGTTAGTTATCATAAAGGAATGATAGTAAAATGAATTATAAAATACACGTTTCAGGATACATTGAAGATACAAAGCAATTGCTTGTTTCTTTTTCTTCTGATGACACAAAACACGAAGCTAAAGATTATCAATCCCTAGCCTTTGATGTTGTCCCCTATGGCGACATGAGTGTCTCGGATATTCTAAAAGAAATTGCCAAGCAAGCTCCAACAGTATGTCAAGACATTGTTATGTATGAAAAGGTTACAGACAACAGCGAGAAGTCAGAAGAACTTAGAGCTTTAATCGGGCAAGAGTTTTTTTATAACGAAGATGATTTATTTAACAGCCAAGCGGCGCAAGAACGTGAAACAGCCCTTAATGCGGATGCGGCGCAAGCGGATGAGATATAATGTCTATTATACAAAAGACAACGATTGCTAGCAGTAATCTAAATGTCGACAACAAGATTGGTGTGACAGTTCATGAGTGGTCCCCTGGTGATTACTTCGAGCGCAGTGCCGCTAGAGATATTTATCATATTGAAAACAAAATTTTTCACGATACCTACAGTGGTGTTATTAAGGGCGGAACAAGTTTGTTTCCATTTGAGGGTGAGATTAGCATTACTTGGTCTATCGAGGAGAGTGACGTAACGACTGTAAAATCAGACCTCGCAAGCTGGAAGGCTTTAGTTTCACGACCTGATGTAACCATTACAGAAGATTGGACTGCAAACACTGTAACCGCAGTTGTTAATGCAAACTATGACCACGGCTCTTGGGTATCCCATCCATTTGTTTATGTTCCGCTATCCAGTACAGCGCGTATCGACGCTGGAAACAACGGTGCAAAAATTGTGTGTGTAATGAGGTTGGTTGACGTAGATAATTGGTCGGTTGAATACCGAACCATAAGCTCGACAGAGACAATCGCTAAAAGCGGCGAGGAGTGTTATGTGTTTTTGTCAGCAGACCACATCATCAACGGCACAGAATATGCTGGTTACACAGTCAAGAAATTAACAAGTGCATCAGTTGATGTAACCCCAACTGGGCGTTGCACAGTGATTAAAGTTTACAAGTAATGAGATGGTTACTTAATTGGCTTGAGCGCAAAGGTCGATGCAAGGCATTGATGGACGCTTTTGGCAATATCTTTTTCGTGCGTTATTACTTACTCGGTGTCGAGCCTGATGAGGCGGACGTTGATAGCGGGAAAGCTAAAGCTAGATGGATGCCAAACATTTGGCTTCATTATATTCCACAAAATGACCACGGCCCCGATGGCGGCAACTATCACACGCATCCTTGGTCTAACCTGACTGTTGTTTTATCTGGCGGGTATATGGAGCATACAGAGCGCGGTGTATTTTGGCGGGGTGCTGGCAGTGTTGTTCGGCGCAACATTACTGAACCGCACTATATCGGCAAGACAGCCCCCAACACTTATAGCATATTCATTCACTGGCTCAGGCGTAGTGATTGGGGGTTTCAACCTAAGGTCTGTCAGAACCTTTGCGGCAAGTGTCAGCCTAACGGGCGTTGTGATATACAGGACATTCACTTGAAGCACAATGAATACATGAAGGCTTTTGGAGAAAAAAATGCTCCGCGCTGGATTGTTTTTGACGATCGTGGTAAAATCAAAATACAAAACCGCAGACTTGCGGCTTTGCGAATTGGAGCGAAAAGCCTAAATCAAGCGGAGCTAGAAAAGTATGTTCAAACTAAAGCGCGACAAGCATTAATTGAAAACTAAATTAGACTAATTTTAACAACGAAAGAAATGGAAGCCGAATAATGGAATTTATTATTTCAAACTTTACCTCTTATGGTAGTTACGTTACTGCTATTATCTCAGCAGCTAGCATCATTGCTGCTGTTACTCCAACGCCAAAGGATGATGAAGCTGTGTCTAAAGCTAAGTCATATGTCGCTAAAGCTTACAAGCTAATTGACTTCTTGGCACTTAACATTCTACGCGCCAAGGACAAATAAAATGACAGAGGACATCAAGTCAACGATCGATCTAGCATCAGGAGGTATTACTATCGGAGCTATCTTTGAAGCTATACCTGAGATTACTGCATTGGTTGCGTTGGCTTGGTGGGTTCTGCGTATTTACGAAACTGATACGGTTCAAAACTTTCTGAAGAAAAAGTAATGACCCGCGCTGCTTCCTGGTTAAAGGATAACGAAGGCTGGAAACCATTTCTGGCCTTTGTTTATGCCTTTATTTGTCTCTTTGATTTTGTAGTAGTGCCAGTTTGGATTGGTCTTAATCGACCAACTAACGCCAGCATTGACCACCGCTTGCATCAAATACATCTTAATAATATGGGCGATGATATTGCCAGGGAGATGGTAAAGCCATTGACCTATCAGCATGAGCCATTTACTTTGAAAGGCGGTGGATTGTTTCACCTGTCATTTGGTGCTCTTCTTACAGGTAGTGCGCTAACAAAACGTAAGGAGTAAAATTGGATACACGTCTCTTATAAAGACTGTGGACAAAATAGAAATCAGTCATTAACCTTTGATGGGAGACGTTACCGCAAAGGACTTATAAAATGAATGAATATGATTTCAAGATGTATGTGATCGAGCAAGACGATGGAACACCTGTTATCGTTATGAGTTTTGAAGGCCTCGAAAGCATGACTGAGGCGCAAGATTTAGCAGAAGAGCTTTATGAAATTATCAACAGCTCGCAGCCAGAAGAGCTGCATTAGGAGTAACCAATGACATTATCAGATTTACAGCTACAAGAAGTAGTTGCTGCTATGAAAACTCATGGCAGCCAAACTCAAGCAGCAAAAGCAATGGGTATGAGTCGCTCAACTTTTCGCAGTCGCCTCTCTCGTGCATTGAACGAAGGTTTGTTTGATCACGGAACCGCAGAAACAGAAACTTATTTTCGTGAGCTTCTCCCTGAAAGCGATGAGCCAATCGAAACGATTGTTGAGCAGCTAACCAGTCGGTTTGAAAAGCGTAAAGAATATGTAGATGCAAAGAAGTGGCAGCGCATTAAAATGAAATCAGACCAACCTATCGGTTTGCTTTGGTTTGGTGACCCACATTTGGATGATAACTTTTGTGACTGGACTGTGCTGCGGCGTCACGTTGAGCTAGTGCAGGAGAACGATGGTGTTTACGGATGCGGACTTGGTGATTATCAAAATAACTGGGTTGGTCGATTGTCTCGCCTGTATGCAGAGCAAGACACCAGTCACGATACAGCTTGGCGGCTTGTTGAGTGGTTTGTTAGAAACATTAATCCTCTTATTCTGATTGGCGGCAACCACGATATGTGGTCAGGCCCTGGTGATCCTCTCAAGTGGATGACCGAGCCTCATTCAATCAACGAGGATTGGTCTGCTCATGTCTCTATTAAGTTTCCAAATGGAGAAGAGTGCAAGATTCATGCCGCCCATGATATGCCAGGGCATAGCCAGTGGAACCCACTGCATGGTCAGAAGAAGATGGCAATGCTAAAGAGCAGCGCGCATCTATATATTGCTGGTCACAAGCACAACTGGGAGCTGGCGCAAATGGAACAGGTCGACCAGGGGCACGTCTCTTGGCTGGCTCGTGCGCGCGGTTACAAGGCAAGCGATACCTATGCGCTTGTTCGCGGCTATGATGAGCAAGCATACGGGCAAGCAATCCTTCAGGTGATCAACCCGAAAGCTGAAACACCCGAAGGCTTTACTCATTGTTTTGTTGATGTTGAGACTGGCGTAGACTTTCTTAACTATCTGCGATCTAAGTAATCAGTCTAACTTAAAGAACTTTTCTTGTGCGATCAGGTCTACCCCAATGCGCACGAAGTTTATCAATGCGCGTGGAGTCATGCCCCACACGTTATAGTTGTTGTCTTGATCTCTTACACACAGCTCAGCTGGGTATGTGGGATCACCAGAAGAGCGAAGGTAAATAAGAATATCCTCTGGGATTTCTAGATCATCCAAAGCTTTGATTGCAAGAGATTGTTTCATTTCTCTCCAGCCGATTGTATCGTTGGGAGCTGAGGCAATCTCTCTTAGCTTAGACTCTGCTTGAATGGCGCGTCTTTGCCATGCTTCTAAATCATTCATAATAAACCTTCATTCTTTTTAAGAGTAATTCGTAATCATTCTTTGCTACCCTAATCTTATGCCCTACCTTTAGCAGTGGGATTTGGTGCTTGCGCAGTAGCTTCTTAACATCTGGGGTGGAGACAGACAACGCTGCCCCCACCTCCTCGATTGTTAAGATATTAGAATGGGACGTCATCGTCGATTGGCTGTGCTTGCTGTCCGACATTGGTTCCACCTTCCATCTTATCGCTAAAACTTAGTGACATATAAGCCAGGTTGTCCTTGGTTTTCTTCCAAGCAGCAACTCGACGTGTTCCAATCGGGCCTGTGTAATCAGGCGAACTGTCGCTGGTTTTCTTTTCGTTAGGGAAAAGTGTTCCAGTCTTTTCATAGACATCCATAATCTTGCGACCATCAGGAAGCGTAGACATGGTGACAATCATTTGGGATTCACTGCCGTTGTTGTTGGCCTTCCCTGTCAAGATCATCTTGTGGTTATCGCGCGGCGGGAATACCGCACCACTATCTGTGTTGTCATATTGTTGGCTCATTACCATTCTCCATTCGTTGGTTTACTATCTGCCGCATACTTGTTGTCGTGTTCTCCAAGGAACACATCGGCATTAAATCCAAGGTGCGACAATGCCTTGGTTAGCCCATCCGTTACAGCCATCTTAGGTGCATCCTCTGCTATGCGTTCCTTCTTGTAGAAGGTGCGGCATCCAGTGAATGGGCCGAACTTATTCTCTCGTGTGCCTGTCCACACTGAGACGTGTGAGATACAGGCGACATCTCCGTTAGCAACTGTAATCATTTCCGTTGTTGCATCCCAGCCCCAGCCTTGACCGACTGGCCCGAACGCGCGTGTTGCTTCTCGAATCTGATACATCGGGTCGATGCTAGTAAATGATCGCGCACCGAAGCTAACTTTCTTTAGAAACTTTCCGTCTGAAACAGCGACCTGTTCCCATAAATCCATGTTACTCATTTTCACTATCCTTTCTTACAACTGTTACAACCAATCGGCTGTTGCGATACTCGATACGCACAGCTTCTTTTGGTGTATGAATCCACACTGAACTCCAACCTAACTGGTATTCGTTACCAATAAGATGCTCTAGTGGAATTGCTTCTTCACTTATTAATGGCGGCGTGATATCATTACTCACTGTTTTTCTCCTTTCGACAGTAGGATGGCCGAGGGTTTTACTCCACCCTCGGTCATTTTATATTGAGCATATTTTTTTCCTGGCTCCCTGATCGTTTCAATCAGTATGCCCTCTGAGCGCAGGTCATGGATACGAGATGCTAGTCGGAAACAACCGAACATATTTAGCGCATCCATTGGGTTAATGGTTAAACCTTCCTCCAAGTAGGAAAGAATTTGTGCGTTTTGCGTGACGTTCTCAGTCATCTAGATACTCCTTGTTTACGTTAATTCTTAACGATCCGTTAGTGGCTCGCTTGATAGCTAGAATATCTGAGTAAACCTCTCGTTCATTACTAGCCACCATTTGTTTGAGGTTCTTTTTTGCTGCCTCATGTTCCTTTGCCGCTTGCATAGTAGACACATACTCGTGAGCTTGATACTGAAACTCATTGTCTGTTGCTGCATTACGAGACACCATGTCATCGATTGCAATCTGATCAATGCCTGCGGTTATGTATGGCATGGATAGCGGCGGTTCTTTCTCATCCACTACATACTGCCAAAACGCTTTAAGATGAATGTGCATCCGTTGTAGATAGCCCTCATCTCTAGCAATCTTTACATACTCATAGCGGCGATTGCCGAATAGGTTTGCAAAGTAGATATGCTCTAGCCCAGCCACTTCTAGATAGAGCTGTAGCTGTGGCATATAGCGTTCTAATTGCTTACGCATGGTGTTCATCTCGAATGTGTGCTTGACCTCAAGGCCAGTGCGCACACCATTCAGCATGAACTCCCCATCCAATGTGCCTCTGCATGGGACGCCATTCCAGTTGTAGTTATAGCGCACCTGCTCATCAACATTAACTGCCATATCTTTTTTGAACCAGTCAATGTTAAACTTCTCTGTCCATATCCCTAGCTGAACAGGCAAGACATCAGACAGATCGTCTCTGTCTCGATAGCCCATCTTGTCCATCCAAAGTTTATGCCAGTCTCCGTCCATGATGCGCAGCGCGCAGCTGCCACCAATGGTTTTACGTCTTAGAATATCTTCTGAATCAGTCATGTTTACTCCGTTTCATTACCTTTTTAGCCGTTTTAATACTGTTTGTCCAGTGCTAATAGCCGTTCTTTTGCCTTCATTGGGATGCGAATAAGCACCTGTCCCATGCCTCTGTTTAATCCTTCCTCGTCCATGAGGCGCTGGGTTTCCTGAATGTGATAGTCGCACTTCTCGATTGTCCAGCCCTGACCGACTGGGTCATTCTTGCTTGCTCGTTGTGGCTCTGGTTCTTCCCCTGGTTTGGTTAGCTTTTCCCATGTTGTGTCGATTGCTTTGGTGCGTGCAACGTAATCGGCGTTCACCTTTGACGCTGCCTTTGCAACTGTCGATGGGCTAAACCAAGTCCCCATGGTGTGTGATGCAATGCATCTGTCCCAGACCTTGGCCACCTCCTGCTTGAACACTTCTTCATTTGGTATGTGTGTGCTGAGGCGTTGGTTTACCAAGCGGCGAATCTCTTCGCCGTATTGTTGCTTGGCTTCCTTGTCGTCCTTCAGTCCGCGCGGTGCATGATACATACGCCCCATCTTAACAACAAAGTTCATGTGAATAATATGTTCTCTATCTTCAAATTTCATTGGTAAACTCCGCTTTCTTTCAGTCGTTTTTCTTGAATGTTTTCTATCATCTTTGAGACTTCCTCTCGATACTCCTCCATTTTCTCATCTCGTTTGATTTCGTTCTCCAAGGCCAGCATATAAACCTCATCCATTAGTATATCCAACTCAGGGTTTTCTTTTCTTTGCACTCGTATCTTGTCTACTGCGTGCAAGATTGTTGTGTGATCTCGGTCGAACATATAACCAAGGCGCGGCAGTGTGTAGACTGTGTATTTATATGCAAGCGCAAACAAGACGTGGCGTGGGGTTACTAAGTAACGCTGGCGGCGGCGGCTAAGTAGCTCGTCCCTGTTTACTTTGAACACTGCTGTGACTGCGGGAATCAAAGAAGATAGTGAAACAATTTCTTTTTTCCTCATGCCCATTTCTTTTTTTAGCTCACCCATAGATGATCGTAAGTCTGTTTCGGTTTCATAACAAATTTCGTCCTTGTTCATTCTGTTTCTCCTTTAATAAGTTTTTCTGCAATATGGTCTGGGATAATCAGCACCCACTTCGGCGCATCTGGTTCGGTTGTGCCTAGCTTAAACACTGCGACATCTCTGTTCTTCAGCACAGTGAAGGGGGATGGAAAGCCTTTCTCTTTTCGATACTTAACCTCTGTCACATACTCAATGTCGTTCAGCGTTACCACTAGATCGCCTGAGTA